TTAAACAAGGACTAGCACCACCAGATATCAAAAGACAGAGACTCGAAGAAATAACAGGAGAAAAAAATTTTGATATTCATCTTAATTGGGAGGCGGCATTTAAAAATGTTGCACTCGCTAAACGAGAATATATGAAAGCAATGTTAACAAACGAAGAAGATTTATCCAAACCTCCAAGAATAAAAGTGTCTACGATTCATGGAGCTAAAGGAGGAGAGGCTACTAATGTAGTTTTATTTTTAAATCAAACGGCGAATACTATCAAAGGTTCTAAAAAATCTCAAGCAAAAGAAGAAGAAGAATTCAGAGTTTGGTATGTAGGAGTTACCCGAACTATAGAAAATTTATATCTGATAAAATGTAAAAACAAAATGAAGGAATTTAAAATATGAATTTAACAAGCGACGCTATTTTACTATCAATGATGACGTTTTATTTTGGCATTAAACTTTACTTTTTATTTATATGAAAAATCCATACGATAAACAAATTGGTGGAACACACTATCAGCAATTTAAAATTCAACCAAGCAAATTTGTAATTGAAAATAAACTGCTCTTTCCTGAAGGAAGTGTTATCAAATATATCTGCAGGCATCCTTATAAAGATGGAAAGCAAGACTTAGAAAAAGCCATTCACTTTATTGAAATGATTATTGAAAGAGATTATTCTAATGACGTATAACCCTTTACCCGATCGACTTACTATTAAAACTTCTACAATTAATGGCTTAGGATTATTTGCAACCAAAGGTATTGGACAAGGAACTAATTTAGGAACTACTCATATTAAAGTTGATGGTGAAATCTTTAGAACACCTTTAGGTGGTTTCATTAATTGCGATGAAAATGCTAATTGCATTAAAATAGAAATGACAACTGAAGGCTCTATTACGGATAAATGGAATTTAATAACAATAAAAAATATTAAGGAAGGAGAAGAACTTACATTAAAGTATACGTTCTATAAAATATAATGAAAGAGCCATTTCATATTCCACATCATATGATGCTAATGACTCTTCTTTGTTTATATTGTTATCTAATATGATTTTCAAAGCACAAACAGAATGGGCCAAACCAGAAGAATTTCCAGATTTAAGACAGGCAGATACAATTGCAATAGATTTAGAAACTCATGATCCAGATTTAAAAACATTAGGTTCAGGTTCAATCGTAGGAAGAGGAAAAGTTGTAGGGATTGCTGTCGCAGTTGATGGCTACTCAGGATACTTTCCCTTCGATCATGAAGGAGGAGGGAACCTCGAAAAAAGTAAGGTAATTCAATGGTTTACAGACGTTTGTCAATGTCCTGCCAATAAAGTTTTTCACAATGCCATGTACGATGTCTGCTGGATTCGATCCATGGGAATAAAAATAAATGGAACTATCTATGATACCATGATTGCAGCGTCGCTCGTAAATGAAAATAGATTTAGATTTGATCTTAATAGTTTAGGTTGGGATTACGTTGGTAAAGGTAAAAATGAAACAGAATTAATTAATGCAGCAAAAGAATGGGGTGTCAATCCTAAATCTGATATGTGGCAGCTCCCTGCAATGTATGTGGGTAAGTATGCTGAACGTGATGCCGAACTAACATTAGCTTTATGGAAAGTCATGCAGAAAGAATTACGCGACCAGGATCTAGGAGCTATTTTTGAATTAGAGACTAATCTCTTTCCTTGTCTCGTTGATATGAGATTTTTAGGCGTAAAAGTAGATGTTGAAAGAGCTCATGAATTGAAACAAGACTTAACATTACAAGAAGAAATGTTACTCCACAAAATAAAAAAAGAAACAGGCATAGATACTCAAATATGGGCAGCACGATCAATTGCCAAAGTTTTTGAAAAATTAAAGCTACCTTTTGACCGTACCGAAAAAACCAAAGCACCTTCATTTACAAAAAATTTCCTTTCCTCTCATGAACATCCTTTAGTTAAGATGATAGCAGAAGCAAGAGAAGTAAACAAGGCTCATACAACATTTATAGATACAATTATTAAATATGAACATTTAGGTAGAATTCATGCAGATATAAATCAAATTAGATCGGATAATGGAGGAACCGTAACTGGAAGATTTTCTTATTCCAATCCGAATTTACAACAAATTCCCGCTCGCAACAAGGACTTAGGTCCACTGATTCGATCCCTATTTTTACCAGAATCAGGTTGCAAGTGGGGATGCTTTGACTACAATCAACAAGAACCAAGACTAGTAGTTCATTATGCATCCCTAGATCAAGACACAAGTGCATTCAATGTTAAAGATTCTTATTTAAATTCTAACTCGGATTTTCATACGACTGTAGCAAAAATGGCAGATATTCCTAGAGATCAAGCTAAGACAATTAATCTTGGTTTGTTCTATGGAATGGGTAAAGCTAAACTTCAGGCGGAACTCGGAGTCTCCAAAGAAAAAGCAGAAGAATTATTTTCTATTTATCACAACAGAGTTCCATTTGTTAAAAATTTAATGAAGTCAGTGTCTAATCGTGCTCAACAAAGAGGACAGATAAGAACTCTTCTCGGTCGACTTTGTAGATTTCATTTATGGGAACCAAATCAATTTGGCATGCATAAAGCATTACCTTTTGAACAGGCCGTACAAGAACATGGTCCAGGCATTAGAAGGGCTTACACCTACAAAGCATTAAATAAATTAATTCAAGGATCAGCTGCAGATATGACTAAAAAATCAATGTTAGACCTATATAAAGAAGATATTATTGCTCATATACAAATACATGATGAATTAGATCTATCAATCGAATCAGATGAAAAAGCTAAAAAAATTGTTGAGATAATGGAGAATGCTGTTAAGCTAGAAGTTCCCAATAAAGTAGATTATGAATCTGGAAATAATTGGGGAGATATTTACGATTAACCAGGAGGAAACTATGGAAAAAGTAAAACAAGTATGGACATTAGCAAAAGCTAATCCAAAGATATCTGCCGCTGTTGTGGTAGTAATCATTGCCATTTATTTTTTAGTAAACTAGGAGTTTTATGTTAAATGGCTTACCTGAACGCAAACATTCCTGCAACCTATGCGCAGGTCAGGAGAGAGTATCTCTATGATCTTAAAGAACATCATGGAGAAGTTGAAGATTGCATTCTTTTTGGAATTGCTTCGATCAGTGGCTCTCCGATTCTATTCCACGCGATTATGGAAAACGGGGCAGTCTTTTATAGATTACCTATCTCAGCGTTCATTCAAAGATCATTTGATATATCACAAGTTCCTAGGATGCGACTTGACGAGTTGGTTCTATGGAATTGTTTCAGTTACTATCCTAGTATTACTACTTTTGATATCTTAGCCAGCCAAACAGGAAAATATTACGGTAAAGATAAGAAATGGCATCATGGTCATTATCTTTTTACCGTTGACTGGGCACATCCAGAGAGTAATATAGTGGATACGGAACATTCAGAGATCCCGCACGAACATAAGTGCGCACACATAATGGCCTTGGAAAATGGTAATTATGCAGCCCAACCCAACAATAGAATTATATGGAGTATTCCTTCATTTACTGTTAGGGATGAAGTGCCATTTGATTGGAAAGTACAAACGAGCACGTGGACTGTAGAGGACACAGGCAAATGGAAAACAGAAGATACGGATAAATTCTTCTACGGAATTGAGGAAAAGAAAAATGGAAGAGACTAAGTGTAAAAATTGTAACTGTAACTGCCACTGTTCTTTAAAAGAACACGGAGACATGTATGGCCTCTGTAGTTGCACTGTATGTGAACATGAGTTAGAAGAGTGTGAAGTATGTCAGTAGAAAAAACAGAATGTTGCAATATGCATACCAAAGAAAAAGAAAAATCAGGTACATGTTGTCAAACAAAAAGCATTCATCAGTTATGCGTAGAAAATCCAACGCTAACCTACAGACAAGTGGAACAATTGAAGGAGCAAAATGAATAAATTATATTTAGTTCTTGCATTATTATTTGCATTAAGCGCCTGCTCGGTAGGCAAAAAATGTACC